GGTTTCATTAATATTAAATGCATTTGGATAATTATTATTTCGGTTGTTAAAATTTGCTGGGTCATTTAGTTCGCTAATATTTCCAGTCATAATATCAAACAAAGCCTTTTTATGTGTATCAAAATCGCGCTCAACAATATTTTGCAAATAATGACCGCTAAATTTTTGAATAGTTATTCCATCAATCATTATTTTAACTTCTGTTATTAATTGACTTCCAATATTTTTAATCCATTTAAATTCATATGGTCTATAAACACCTGTATTATCTGTACTATTATATTTATAATACAATACTGGGCTCCATATTGCTGGTAATTTTACTACTAAATAGGTATCCATTAATAAATCACCATAGCGCCCAATTTTAAAACTAAACTTTGTTGGTTTTGATACCTCTAATTCTTTTTGCCCTGTTTGGTCTATTCTAAATTTTTGCAACCCAAAATTAGTATATTTTGAATATGTGGATTTAAAGAAACTTTTTGTAGGATTACCTGTTAAAATAATGTTTTGGTCTCCAATTGCTATTAAGTTTAATAATCCTCCTGCCATAGTCTAATAATTAATATACTATAATAATTTTATACTAATATTAAATTATTATTAAATTATTATTAAATTATTATTAAATTATTATTAAATGTTTTAATATATAATTATACTAGAAGTTAAAATATGTCTGTAATATTTGAATATGTTAAAGATTTTCTTGGATTTAATGCAGAAGATAGTAATTCAAAAGATAGTACTGCATCAATATATTTGTATATTACAATCTTTATTGTAACTATAATAATGTTAATATTATTTGGTTGGATATATGACAGATTAGCACTTGAAGGTCGTTCTTGTAATAAATTAGAGAAATATTATAAGTCAAATGTTGGAATATCTTATTTTGTAAATGCTAATACTGTAGTAGCAAGTAGTGCAACTTCTACAACACTAAGTAAATTTGATATATCTAATAGTATATTAAAAAATTATTATGTTAAAAGTGCTTATAATTGTTGCTGTGGCGATGGATACAAAAATAATTTTGTTAGTTTGTGTGCTTTAGAAAAATGTATTACCAATGGATGTCGATTTTTAGATTTTGAAATTTATTCATATAATAATAAACCTATTATTGCTTCATCAACAGCAAATAGCAACTATATAAAAGAAACATATAATTCTTTAAATTTAGATGAAGTATTAAGCACTATTACTTCAAGAGCTTTTGATGCTATTCATACAAATTGTAATAGAGATCCATTAATTTTAAATTTTAGAATTATGAGTACAAATTTAACAATGTTAGAAGAAATAGGCAATTTATTTGAACAACACCTTGATATAGCAACTTCGGGTGAAGACACTTTTCGTTTAATGAAACAACATAATTCTACAAATGGAACAATATTGAATGTTCAAATGAGAGATTTATACAAAACAATTATTATTATTTGTGATTTTTATCCATCAAATAGTATAATAGATAAAAATAATGTATTATCAAAATTGAAAACTTATATTAGTTTAAAAGGCAAAAGTGAATTCTGCAAAACATATAGACATACTGAAATAGCTGGTAGATCAACTCAATTTATAGACGAAACAAAGAGAAGTTTTGTAATAGTATTACCAAACTTAAATAATTCTGTAAATAATGAAGAGTTTGTTACAGCTTATGGTTACGGTTGTAATGCTATAGCCATGAAATATCAAACTAAAGATGCGAGTTTAGAACAATATATTGAACAATTTACTACTGGTGGAAACTACTCGTGGAATTTAAAACCTACTTATTTAATTGCTAATGTTCCAACAAGTTTTACTGTTACACCTTTTACAAGTCATACGACGATTGCCAATCCAGCAGACACTGTTCAAGCTATTTTATCACAACAGTAATATTTGAAAAATTTGTTTTCAATTAATATTTTCTTTAAAATATTAGAAAATATTAGAAAATATTAGAAAATATTAGAAAATATTAGAAAATATTAGAAAATATTAGAAAATATTAGAAAATATTAGAAAATATTATAATAACACATTATATTATATATGTTATTATGAAATCTTTTGAAGAAAAAGAATTAAAAATATTACGAAATGCTATTGATAGTGCTACTTATGAAGTAGGTAAAAAATTAGTGCAATCTGATACTATAAAAACAATAATAGAAATATTAGAAGAATTTTTAAGAACACATAATACATTATGTTATGGCGGAACAGCTGTAAATAATATATTACCAGAACAAGACCGATTTTATAATAAAGATATTGAAATACCCGACTATGATTTTTTTACGCCATTAGCAATGGAATATGCCACAAAGCTAACAAATATATATTATAAAGCCGGTTACGAGGAAGTAGAGGCAAAATCATCGGTTCATGCAGGAACATACAAAGTGTTTGTTAATTTTATTCCTATTGCTGACATAACCTATTTAGACAAAACATTGTTTAAAAACTTATTCAAAAAATCTATTAAAATAAATGCTATAAATTATTGCCCTCCTAACTATTTGCGTATGGCTATGTATGTTGAATTGTCAAGACCAATGGGTGATGTAACACGTTGGGAGAAAATATTGAAACGCATTACTTTATTAAACAAAAGTTATCCTTTAAAAGGAGAGCTTTGTAAATCTATACAATTTCAGAGAGACTATGATGGTTCAGAGAGCGACCGAGACAAACTTTATGAAGTTTGTAAAACATCGTTCATCAATCAAGGATTAGTGTTTTTTGGTGGTTATGCTGCGTCACTTTATAGTCAATATATGCCCAAAAAAGAACGGGCGCAAGTTAATACTATTCCTGATTTTGATATGTTGAGCGAGAACCCTATGTCAAGTGCGTTAATATTAAAAGAACAACTTAATTATGAAGGCTTTAAAAATGTTGTTATTAGAAAAAAGAAGCCTATTGGTGAATATGTAGACGACCATTGTGAAATAATTGTTAATAATGATGCGATTGCGTTTATTTACAAAACGGTTGCATGTCATAGTTATAATGTTATTAGTCTACAAGGGCGCAAAATCAAAGTTGCCTCTATTGACACCATTTTGAGTTTTTACTTGATTTTTATTTACGCAAATAGACATTATTATGATGAAAACCGACTATTGTGTCTTTCCGAATATTTATTTAAAGTTCAAATCAAAAATCGTCTGGAACAAAGAGGGTTGTTAAAGCGATTTAGTGTAACATGCTATGGTAAACAACAAACATTAGAAGATATACGCGAAGAAAAGGTGAAAATATACGATAAAGTTAAGAGCAATGAACTTTCGCGCAAATCCAGACTTTATAATATGAACTTTTTTAGATATATTCCAAAAGAGGGTTTTAAAAAAACTATAAAATATAAATTTACCAAGACAAAAGTGGGTAAAAGCCGATTAAGTAAGAGAAAGTGATTGTTTGGATTTGTTTGGATTTGTTTGGATTTGTTAGTGAATACATTATAATATTATTTTTAAGACATTAATATTATAATATTAATCATCACATTTGAGACTTTTTTAAAAAATATAATTCCTTCTAAATCTGTGCGTTTCATTTTTTATATTATATAGGCTTTTATAAAAAATTTGACTTTTTATAAATACCCCCGCAAATAAATAAATTAAATTAATTTCGTTTATCAGAAACCATACTATATCTTGCTTGAAATGTATAATTAGCATTAGTCCAAAAACTTACTGAACGAGGTCTATAATAATAATTACCGATTAATTCACCGCGATTGCGACCAAATCCACTACTACTCCAATTACTTTCTCCAACATAAGACCATTCTTTAGGGTCAGACAAATCATTTACTGGTCTAATCAGTTTAAATACTAAAGAATTTGAATTTCCATAATTATTATCAGTACTCATATTATACATAAGCATCGCTCGGTGATCGTCATTACCTGATGTAAAAATTTCATTTTGACCTCCAGCTTGAGTAACTACATTTATAACTGTTCCTGCAAATTGTTGAAGTATATTATTATAATCATCACGATATTCAGCATATAACCTTGAATTAATATTTTGAGTTCCATAAAATCTAAATGTAATACTAATTTCAACACTATCGTTAGTTAATAAATCAATAGGAATAGTTATGGAATTTTGTATTGGTGTTACTATATCAAAGCTTCTTGTAATAGCGGTTTGTTCTAATAGATTTATTCTTGCTAATAGACTATTGATAATACTTCCGACACTTGTTGATGAAGATAAATCAGTTAGAGTTAATTGTTTCATAGTCCAATTACCGCTTTCATCAATACTATTAAAACTGCTATCAAATACATTATAGCTTGTTGGAGGCCGCCCTTTTAAAGAAGAAGTCATTACTCTATTAGTT